TACGGTGAAGCCAAAACTTCTTGGTGTAACTGATTTGCCTTTAAATAAGGCATGACTGATAAATTCTATTGTGCCGCTCCCTGGCGTGGCCTGCATATCAATACTACCGGTAATGTTAAAACTTGCTGTGCCGGTAATCCCAACATGTTGGGCAATCTTAATTCTCAAGGCATAGAAGAAATTCTCAATGGAGATAAACTTAAAGAAATACGTGAAAGTCTAAAACAAGGCATTCCGCATCCTCGATATTGTGCAGGTTGTGTAACAAGAGAGAAACACGGCAGCGAGAGCGAGCGAGCATGGCATAATAGGGCAAATGAAAATTTTGATACGTCACAGGCCAGTCTTGAATATGATTATCCGGTAATTGTTGATGTGCGATGGAATAACACCTGCAATTTAAGTTGTAACTATTGTGGTCCAATTGAAAGTTCAAAATGGGCAGGGATAAAAAAAATCTCTATCAACAATAACACAAAACTAAGACATTATTATGTCGATGTATGTAATTTTATTGAAAAACACTACGATAAAATAAAAGAAGTGGCCTTGGTTGGCGGCGAACCTTTGTTACTGCCAGAGAATGACCGACTACTCGATGTCATCCCACCAGATTGTATTGTAACAATAATTACAAATCTCAGCAATCCACTTGAAAATAATCGAATATTTAAAAAACTTAGCCAGCGACAACGTGTCAGTTGGTCACTCAGTTTTGACAACATTGGTGAGCAATTTGAATACGTAAGATACGGCGCAGATTGGAATTTGATGTTGTACAATCTTGATCTTGTGCAGTCATTGATAAAAAATAATGGGCACTGGGGCGGCATACACGCAGTTTATAATTTATACAACGCAACTAATTTGTGTAAATTTAAAAAATTTGCTCAGGATCGCGGATTGGTGATTAAATGGCAAAATCTTAACGGTCCTATAGAATTAGATCCTAGAAATTACGGAAAAGAAATTGCCATGTTGGTCGCAAAAGAAATTCAACTGATGTACGATAATTTCGATGTAGACCAACATGATCAAGATTTTTTTGACACTGCCCTTGCAACCTTTAATACCAAAGATCTGCCTGATTCAACACAGTTAGATAAATTAAAAACATTTGTTGATGATATTGAAAACAAATACCATCCAGATGCCGTTGGAAAATTTGCCAAACTATGGCCAGAATTTGGAGAGCTGCTATGGCCGCAGAAGCAGTACTAGTCAAAGCACCTCATAAGCGGCATAGTTACAATGAGACACAGTTAGAAGAATTTATAAAATGTGCAGATCCTGTCACAGGGCCTATGTATTTTATGGACAATTATTTTCACATACAACATCCCACCAAAGGAAAAATGTTGTATCATCCGTTTGAGTACCAAGAACGATTGATTGAAACCTATCATAATCATAGATTTTCGATATCAATGATGCCGCGACAAACCGGCAAGTCAACATCGGCTGCAGGGTATTTGTTGTGGTATGCTATGTTTGTGCCAGACAGTACAATTTTAATTGCTGCGCACAAGTACACAGGATCACAAGAGATAATGCAACGCATACGTTATGCATATGAACTGTGCCCGGATCATATTCGTGCAGGGTGTACCAGTTACAACAAAGGTAACTTGGATTTTGAAAATGGAAGTCGTATAGTAAGCGCAACAACTACAGAAAATACCGGTCGTGGTATGAGTATATCACTGCTATACGCAGATGAGTTTGCGTTTGTGCGACCAGGTATTGCCAAAGAATTCTGGACGTCCATATCGCCCACACTGGCCACTGGTGGTAAAGCAATTATTACATCAACTCCAAACTCGGACGAAGATCAATTTGCGCTACTGTGGAAAGGTGCCAATCGTTGCGAAGATTCCTACGGCAATCCTACAGTAGTAGGTATTAATGGATTCAAAGCATATCGTAGTTACTGGAATGAACATCCAGATCGCGACAAAAAGTGGGCTGAAGAACAACGAGCGCAACTAGGCGAGGATCGTTTCCGTCGAGAGATGGACTGCGAATTTATCATCAATGATGAGACTCTGATAGCACCTACTAAACTAATTGAATTATATGGCATTGAGCCTGCATATCGTACTGGACAAGTGCGTTGGTATCAAAAACCCCGGGCAGACCGAATCTATGTTGTAGCACTGGATCCTAGTTTGGGTACAGGTGGTGATCCTGCTGCCATACAAATATTTGAAGCCAACACCACAGAACAAATTGGTGAGTGGCGCCACAATAGAACGCCAATTCCAGAACAGGTTAGAATCCTAGCTGACATATGCAAGCACATCAATGAAGTTGTAAAAGATCCACAAAAAGTATATTACAGTATTGAAAACAACACCATTGGGGAAGCAGCCTTGATTTCCATTGCAGAGTACGGCGAGGAAAATATCGAAGGATATTTCCTAAGTGATCCTAACAGTGGAAGTTCTGGACGCAGATATCGCAAAGGGTTTAATACCACACAAAAACCCAAATTGGCGGCTTGTAATAAATTTAAAACTCTAATAGAATCTGGGCGCATGAAAATCAGAAGTATACCTTTAGTTTCAGAATTAAAAACATTTGTAGCACACGGAGTAAGTTACGCTGCCAAACCCGGAGAAACTGACGATTTGGTCATGGCTGCATTGTTGGCAGTGCGCATGATGCAGCTGCTACAAACATATCACACAGAAATGGACAGTCAAATGCGCGATCACGGTGATGTTATTATTGCACCCATGCCCTTTATCAGTGCCAGACGATAACGACTAAATAAACTACTATGTCACAGCAAAATGCCGCACTTAAACTGTTTGATCTATTGACCAGCAGAGACTTTGATCCCAACATGTTGGATATTCGTGGTAAGCCTGCCTCGGACCCTTCTGAAGCAGAAATGTTTAGTTTTGAATTTCGAGCAGAGTCTGGTAAAGACTATGGCACTATTGTGATACTGTTAGGCGACGACGGAGAATTAACTGTATTTTGTGCAGACAATGTTGGCCGCACCATGGAAAACGAAGACAAACAAAGTTGGTTTCAGTTCTTGGAACAGCTCAAAGACTTTTCCATTAGAAATCACATGAGCTTTGGCATAAAAAATATCAATAGGTTGCGTTATAGTATGCAAGGCCAGGCCGCAATCAAAGAAGGTCTGTTTGAATCTTGGTCCGGAAATCGTACCACCAGTTGGTTAGGGCCAGCAACCGAAGCCAGACTCATGGTCAAGCACAAACGTCCATTGGGTGAAAATGACGCACGTTTCCGTTATGTGGAAAGTTTATATATTGAAACTGCCGAAGGCGAACGTTTTAAATTGCCATTTACCAAATTGTCAGGTGGTCGTGCCATGGTGGAACATGTGCGCCAAGGCGGCAAACCGTATGATCCACGTGGACAACATATTGTGGGCATAGTAGAAGAACTCAATGTATTGAGCCGTTTCCGTCGTGCCAATCACGGACAAATATTTGAAGGTGATACCGGACAACTGGTAGAAGAAACCAATACCTACTACGAAAATCTACAACGGGTATTAAAAGGTCTCAGCGCAGGCTCAGGCTACACAAACTATTTTGAATCATGGCAACCTGCTGAAATCACTGAACAGGATGTGGTCATCGAAGGATTAAAAAATTTATTTGTAACACAAAGTATTGATTCAAGAATTGAAGCAGCATTACCATTACTGGCACGTATACAACAACAAGGACAAGCTATGAAAGAAGCAAACATATTTGAAGCCTGGGCAAATCGCCTGGTAGAAGGAACATGGTCAGTACCTGACACTCCCGAAAAACAAGACAAACTGATTGAACTCATGCAATCTGAATTGCCAGTGGGTGCTGATGCTACCAATGCCACAGAGGAACTATACGACTTGTTGGGCGATGATGAGTTGTTTGATCAATTGCACAATCTTGCTGATCGTGACGCCAATGCTGACTGCCGTGAATTGGTATTTTTGCGTATGCAAGAACTCAGTGATCATCCTGACATAGCCGAGGTAGTAAATCGTCTAGACATAGATGCAGATTACGAAATGAATCCCCCGGATCCAATCAATCCCAGCGACGTTGAACAAGGTGATCAAGCAGTCAACGAAGGACCTGCAGTGGATGCCAATGCTAAATCACCTACAGGTAGTCAAAGCGCAGCCTTAGCGCATTTTGCTGATCAATTGGACCATGATGAGTCAGTAAGAGAAGATGCAAGTGCATCATTGAAAACTATACTCAAACACGCTGGCATGCAGGTAAATGAAAATGTCATGCTAGACGAAAATGGCAACACATTCCAGCATATCCTTAATACATTCAAGCGCGATGTCAAAGATTTCAAAACCACTGGCGAATTAACTGATGCGCTATATGATGTGTTGTATGATTACTATTTTGATGACATGCCGTATGGTACAAAAAAAGCTCGCGACGGAGATCCGTATGAGTGGATAGGAGATCGATTTGGCGCTGACCTAGGCATAGAAGGACACGGATTTAATAGTCCAGGCATGCCAGATGAAGACTACGGAATTGAGCGTGAAAGTGCCATGGACAATGCTTCAGAAGAAGGATACGGACCTAACCCAATTCCCACTGCCATGGAAGACGATGCAGCACATAATGTAGATGGCGGAATGAGTAACCCATTGGTAGACTTATTACAAGATGATGGTGCATGCAATATGACCGAAGCTGGACAAATGTGTCCAGTTCATGGTATTCAAGAATGTTGGGGAGCACCAGTTCAATCAGCAGTACCCGGCATAGTACCGACTTTGGAAAATGTACAGTTACCAGATCTTGGTCTGGTACGTATGCAACAACTGGCTGGATTTATGATCCGATAAATCTAATTAGAACAACCGCGTCATAAATACTCTTGACGCTGATAAACAAAGCGTATATACTACTAACATGTGTATACGCTTTTTTATTGGTATCACAGGCAACAAAAACACTATCATTGATAGGCAACATATTAAAAACTTTAGAAAGGCAACATAATATGGCATCATTAGCAGACATTAGAGCAAGACTGGCAGCAAGCGAGAACAAAGGTTCTCAATCACAAGGTGGGGGAGACAATTCAATTTACCCACACTGGAACATGGAAGAAGGACAATCAGCTACCTTACGCTTCCTTCCAGATGCAAACACAAAAAACACATTTTTCTGGGCCGAACGAGCCATGATTCGACTGCCATTCAATGGCGTCAAAGGAGAAATGGAATCCAAACAAGTATTTGTACAAGTTCCTTGTGTTGAAATGTGGGGCGATCCGTGCCCAGTACTGGCAGAAGTTCGCACATGGTTCAAGGACAAGAGTCTTGAAGACATGGGTCGTAAATACTGGAAAAAACGCAGTTATATTTTCCAAGGTTTTGTACGTGAAAATCCCATCAACGAAGACAAGACTCCTGAGAACCCTATTCGTAGATTTATCATTGGTCCACAAATTTTTACCTTGATCAAAGGTGCATTGATGGATCCTGAGCTGGAAGAATTGCCAACAGACTTGTTGAAAGGCCTAGACTTCCGCATCACTAAAACAGCCAAAGGTGGATTTGCTGACTACAACAGTTCCAAGTGGGCCCGTAAAGAATCTGCACTCACAGAAGCAGAACAGGCTGCAATAGAAAAACATGGCCTGTTTGATCTTTCAACATTCTTGCCAAAGAAACCAACTGATGTTGAGTTAAAAGTAATCAAAGAAATGTTTGAAGCATCAGTAGATGGACAAGCATACGACACCACCCGTTGGGGTCAGTATTTCCGACCAGCAGGTGTGCAAGCACCAGCAGGCGCACCCGCATTGACTGTTGATGGGCACGGCGACGTGCATGAAATTACAGCAGTAGCACCAACTGTGGTAGTATCAAACTTTGATGACGAGGATGATGTGCCAGCACCCGTTGCACCAGTAGCAGCAGCTAAGCCAGCACAGAAAGCCGAAGACATTTTGGCCATGATTCGTGCAAGACAAAAACAATAATCATTGAATGACAGTACAGCCCAGATATCAAAATTTATTTGTCTACGGGTGTAGTCTGACCAAAGACAATTACATTGATACCTGGGCTGATTTATT